TACACTTGTTACAAGATAAACCATATCTAAGTTTAAGTTTCTTTTTTTACCTAGAGTTTCCTCAATTGGAACAACTTCAGGAAAAAGAATTTGAACAATATCGCCAACTTCTACCGAAACGGTAAAAGTGGCTAATGAAGTGTAAAAATAACCTGTTTCCCACAGTTCGTAGTTAATAACTTGACATCTTGCCTTTGGTATAGGTAGACCTCTTTTATCTTTTTTACCATTTTTAAGGCTAAAATCAGATATATTATAATAGTTAGGGTTAAAGTTATCATAAACGTTAGCTTCTAACATTAAACGAAGACCGCCTTTCTCTTGATTTTAAATTCTGCCTTACTTAAGTTGATTAACTCCATTTGACCGCGTTTGATTATACGTGTTCTGTATCGTTCAAAGTCCATTACAGGGAACAAATTCAATGAAGTCGTTCCGTTCCAGCCTTGATAAATTTCATCATTTACATCTGTATTGATTAAAATATAATTCAGTACCTGTTCCGTCTTAAATACAATTGCAGTATATTCGTTTCCAATATCATCTAAAAACCTAACTCCAGTAGGTGTTTTAGGAAGTTGCGGATATAATATCCCCATAAAACTAAATATTTCTTCTTTTATATCCCAACGACTTAATCGTTCTATATTTGTTTCTCCATAATAAGTGTAAGAAATCCCTTTGATGTATTTATAATTTCCCGGTGCTACTCCACCATAAATTTTAGATTTACCAGCAATAACTTGACCATTTTGAATCTTTTCAAAAGTTAAGTTTTCGTAAGTGTACCACTTTGTGATTATGTCGAACGTTATCTTTTCGCTGAAAGTACCATTTTTACCGTAACCCTCTGTTTTAGTAACTTCTGCTAAAGCTAAATCAGCATATACCTGAAAAATTTCTGTTTGATATTCAAGTGTAACGAATTTTTTGCTAAGAATATCATTTACTAAGTCTTTCATTAATTGATAGTTTTCTTCTAAACTTTCGCCAAATGTTTCTAGCTTAAACTCTATTTGTGGTTGAGTAATTGAGCGTGTTCCCATTACTCCGATACCGTTACTTTGCCAAATATTATTAGTTGATTGTAACCCTAAATTAGAGGGCTGATAAAATCTAATTTTTCCATTTGTAACGTCCCAAACTTTATCATCTGTTCCGTCTAAATTGGTATGTATTTTGTACTGTCTTACCATTAAGCCCTCCCTAATTCAAATTCTCGTCTGATTGCTCGTGCTAAGTTAGAAACATCTTGACCAGCACCGCCTTGTACGTTGAATGTGTTATATGTTCTATTGTCGCTTGATACGCTGTTCGTACTCAAACCGTAACCGCTAGAAGATAAATTAACATCTGTTAAGCCTACTACCATAGAGCCTTTGAATAGTCCGCCAAGTTTTCCAGCAATACCATTAATAGCTCCTGATATATTATTGATTGTATTTGTTACACCACCAAGAACGCTGTTTATCGTGCTACTGATTCCTCCGAATATTCCACTAAAGAAATCGCCAATACCACTAAATACTCCTGTTATTGCATTGTAAGCCTTAGAAGCGAACCCACCAAAGTCGCTGAACACTCCACTAACTACACTTCTAGCACCATTGAAAACTCCACTAAAGAAGCTACCAACTCCACTAAATACACCTGAAATTGCTCCCCAAGCGCTTGAAGCAAAGCCACCAAAAGCGCTGAACACTCCACTAACAACGCTACGAACAGCGTTGAATATGCCACTAAAGAAACCAGCTACTGCACTCCATATTGACCGAACTACTCCCCAAGCGCTAGAAGCAAAACTTCCGATTGCGCTAAATACTGACGAAACTATTGAACTAACAGCGTTAAATATTCCACCAAAGAAACCTGATAGGCCTTTCCATGCACCAATGACTAATTGGTAAGCACCGCGAATAATAGCCAAGATAAGTTGAAAAGCTGCATTAATAATTGATCCTATTAGGTTAAATATAGATTGATAAAAACTAACTAATGGTTGGAAAGTTGTGACGAACCAGTTATAAGCGCCTGTTACTGCACTAGCTATTGTAGCTAAAACATTAGTTATAATCGTCACTATTCCATTCCATAAGCCACTAAAAAATTCTGTTATTCCGTTCCATATGGTTTTTGTACCCTCGACTGTGGAAGTCCATAACTCACTAAACCAAGTACCTAAACCAGTAAAGAACTGTTTAATAGCTTCAATTGACTGCGATAAGAATTCTACAAAACTCTGCCACACTTTTTTCCCTGTTTCGGTTTGAGTGAAGAAATAAACTAAACCAGCAACAATGGCTGCGATTGCTATGCCAAGAGCCACGAATGGGTTGATAGCCATAACAGCATTGAAAGCGCGTTGTATAGCTGTTCCAATTCTAACTATGTTATTATATATCTCGAAAGCCTTAATGATTCCATTAATAACTTTCAAAGCAACGAATGCACTAGCCAAAGCAACTAAAGCTACCTTTATATTATCCATTGCGCTTTTACTTTCACTAATTTTTTTAAGAAAATCAGCTATTTTTTTCGTAACTTCTGAAAATTTACCAGCAAATACAGCTATGCTCTTTGCTACGTTATCTATACTTGTTGCGTTTTTCGTTGTTTCTTTATTTATTCCGAGAAATGAATTGATAACATTCGCTATAATAGAAACTATGGAATCAAATGCACTTTTTATGTTATCCCAAGCCTCTAAAAAGGCTAAAGTGGCTGCATTTTCTTGAAGTTTTTGAAACAAGTCTTGGAAATACTTAACTACATTTGATACAGATTTACCAGCACTTTCGCCCCAGTCAGACATCTGGTCTATTAGGTCACTAATGATAGGTGTTAAAGCGTTCAAAGTAGGCACTAAAGCAATTGACATTGTTTCGTTGAAGCTATCCCACGCGTCCCCAATAGTTTTGACTCCGCCTCCAGAACCTTTAGCCATTTTTTCCATAGCTTTGTCTAGCATATCCATTGAAACAGCGCCTTCTGAAACAGCTTCATTAAAAGAGCCGTATTGCTGTAATAATGGGTTCATTTTCATAATAGTGTCTTTTAAAGAAGAACCAAGAGCTGTGTTATTATCGGTTAATTGTCCAATATTTTCAGCAGTAACCTTGCCAGCTGCTGACATTTGAGCATAAGACTGAACCACACCTTTAAGGTTTTCGCCAGTACCACCAAATGCTTGGTTAGCTTTTACTAATGCTTCCGTTTTAGCGACCGCTTTTTTAGCAGTATCGCCTAAACCAATGAACGTTGTTGAAAGTTTTAAAGCATCTTCGGTATTTGCATTTGTATCTTTAGCGAGCTTCTGCATAGATTTGCTTACATAGTCAAAGTCTTGTCCATTGCCTTTGAACTTCATTGTATTTTGCAATGAAATCATGGCTTTTTGAGTATCCATTGCATCAGATACCCAACCTTTTAAGCCATTGCCAACAGCACTAACAGCACTTGCACCAATTTGCCTAAATGCACCAACAGCAATCTCTCTAAGACCGCTAAAACGTGACTTCATTCCGTCAATTCCGCTATTAATGCCCTTAGTATCCATTTTAGCTTCAATGTTCCAAGAGCCTGAACTAATAGCACTCTCGACTTGCTTAATTTCGCTCTCTAGCCTATTAGCTTGCGTTTCTGCTGTGCCTAAATCTCTGGTAAGTTGTAGCCATTTCTTTTGACCTGATGACGTACCTTTGTCAACATTAGAAAGTTCTTCTTTTAATTTTGTTGCTTTGTCACGTGATAAGCCCAACTGCGCTTGTAAATTCTTCTGCAATTGTTCCATTTTTTTTGGATTTGCTGGGTCAAGTTTTAGAGCTTCACGTAAGTTTTTAGCTTCTCCTCTAAGCCCTGACATTGCGGTATTGACACCTTTAAGTGAGTTCTCGAATTTCGTGACATTGCCATATATCTCGACCTCAAACTTTGCATTACTTGCCATTACATACCCTTTCTTTTACGCCTTTTCTCTTTTTCTTTTTCCTCTTTCTTCTTCTCTGCAATAAGTTCGATTAATTTATAAACAAGTTCTAATTCCATTTCCATGAACTGTGTTATATCAATTTCGTTATTGCCTAAAACAGTCAAAAGTTCTAAGGTTTTATTTTCCTTTACAGTATCTTTCTTTTTCTTAATCAATGAACTAGAAGAAAAGAAGACCATATCGTCTTCCGTTTCCTCTTTTTCTTTAATAAAAACAGTTTTACAGAAGATGTTAATTAACTCGTTAGTTGTTGGGAGCTCTGTTTTGTCGTCTAAGGCGTTTTGCAGTCCTCCGTTACAATCTACCCAAAGTATCAATAACTTATCTGTAAAGCTCTCCATTTGCTCTGTAAAGTCATCAGGAATATATCCAGCGACAAAAGAATTTTGTA